CCATCTGTCCGAACTTTACTGCAAATTGTGGACAAGAAAAAAGCCCGGAGCGATCCGGGCTTTTCTTTTTGTGGTCGTTCGGTGACATCTTGCGATGTCACCGCTCCTTCACAACATCGAGCGGACGACCGCGACCACTCGTCCGATCACGGGGAGATCGCTTTCGGTCTGGAAGTGCTCCCCACCGATGCGCACCGCGAGCATCAGTTCCTTGCCGGGCACCTCGTTCACGAACGCGACGGCGGGCACTTTGTGATGGATCAGATATGCCTCGCCGGCACCGATCACATGCGTGTCGTTCTCGTCGATGATCGCCACGCTCCCAGCCGGGCAGTCCTTCATCATGTCGGCGCGCGGCAGATGGAATGCACGCAGCGCCGCCTTCGGCCCGCGATGCAGGTTTTTGACGAAGGTCTGGTCCAGCGACATCTCGCCGACCGGCGCGCCAACTGGTGTCGTGTAGTCCATGACCGGCACACGCGCAGAGTCTGCGTGAGTCGTCGCCACCCCGTAGGAAAGATACTGCGGGGTCGAGTTCAGAAAGAAGGCGAGTGCGTTGAAGTCGGAGAGCGAAGGCATGGCCTGTCCGTTCTCCCACTGCGCGATTGCAGGACGGGACTTCTCGACCAGCTTGGAGAGGTCGAGTTGAGTCATGGTCTTCTGCTCACGGAGAGCGCGGATGCGACGACCCACTTCTTTCGGATCGATCTCGAAGCGGTGGGGAGACTTTGGCTTCCCGGCGGCGGACATGGTGTCCTTAACCTTTCTTTCCTATGCGACCCGGTGCGGCATCGCTTCCATGTCCAGATAATTGCCACAAATCATGACACGGTGCAAGTTTTTCTGACGAAAAATGTTGGTGAACCGCGCTTAGGTCATTGACAGGTGTAATTTTCCTTGACAGCGGCCACCGAAGATTCGGGCTGTAACTCCCTAAATACAACGAATTTTCTGCATTCTCTGCATCATAAAAAGAGCCCGCGTGGAGTTAACCACGCGGGCCGATTGATGTCAGTTGGCTTGACTTTAGGGTGTTCGTTTCTGTTTTTCGTTGAAGACAGCGGCATCCTTCTCCGCCTGCGTGAGGATGCCATCCACCGATTCGAGATTGTCGGCGCAGGCGTCGCCCCACTCGCCGAGCTTGTTGACGAAGGTCGCGACGTGCTTCTGCGTAGGCGACTCCAGCTTCTTCCAGTGCGGTTTCACCCCGCACGACCGCAGCACCTTGGGAACGACCGGGACGCGGACTTCGAGTTGGATCGTCGGCTGGGCTCCGCCGGTTGTCTCACATCCGCTCAAGAGCGCGGCGCAGGACAGGAGCAACAGGAGCGTTGTCAGTCGGCGGGGCATGGTCGATCTCCTTCTGGATTGTCTCGTGGGATTGTTCGCGCGCCACCTGTTTGGTAAGCGCAGCCTCCAAGGCAGCCTGTGCGTTCTTGGTCGTAGCGATCTGGAGATCGAGCATCGAGTTGTCGCGCTCCAGAGTCTTGTTGGTCAGCTTGAGCCCGACGATCTCGGATTCGTGGTGGGCGATGTCCACCTTCAGCGCCGCGCGGTCCACGTAGAGACCGCCGGCAAGGATCGTCAGGGCGATTGCCACGACGAGGAACGGATTCTTCACGAGCCATGCGAGTGCGGTCAGCATTTCAGTTCTCCTATCGTCCGCCGGACATCGGGCGGTCTGCGGCTGGTGTGGTGGCGGCATCTTCTGCGTCGCCAGCGGCGTCGTCCGCTGCGTCACGAACGGTCGTTGTCGTGGTCTCTTCCACCGGATCGTCGCCGCTGCTGTCGCTTTCGTAGCGGCTGCGGTGAAGCGAGGAGAGCGTGGACATGTAGTTCTTGTCGTCGTAGGCAGCGCCAAAGACGTACTGCCCGATCAACGCCACGCCGCCGCCGCCCAGAACGTAGAGGGCGTTCTGGAACAGGATCGTGTCGGTGCCCTTGTAGAGGACCCACGAAATCCAGCCGGCACAGAAGATCAATCCGAGATAGAGGACTCGCCTTCGGCGACTCCAATCGGACTTCTCCAGCCCCGGCAACGCCGGTATCCGCTTCTTGCGGGCCATCACGCGGCCTTCAGGAACGCGAAGACCTTCTTCGCGGAAGCGGTCAGGGTCTTGCGGCTATCCAGTCCGTTCGGCTCTCCGGTCTTGCGATTGATGCCGTTGATCTTCGCCGAGACGTGGAAGCAGTCGTCGTTGTTGGCGAACTGCGACAGATGGCGATCATTCCAGAACAGGATCGCGATCTTGACGCTGACTTCCGGATCGGCAGCCAGTTCCGGATGTGCGATCAGATCGATGCCGAGCTTCTTGCCATACTCGTGGTAGTTAGCGCGACCCGTGCATTGGAAGATGCCGCGACCGTAGAACAGCGGGCCGTCGTGCGGTCCGTTGCCGAGGTCGTGTCGGTTGTTGTAGCGGGCAAAATAGGTGGCGTCGCCCATCTCCTTCAGCGTGTGGAAGTAGAAGGACTCGTGCGCCGACTGCCCGACGAAATGGCAGAGCGGCAGGAACGCACTGATGCCAGCCTCCGGCAGCAGCTTCGTCATCGCCGCAGCCACCGGCTCCGTGATCTCCGGTTTCGGTGCCGCGCCATGGACGGCGTGAGCGACGGCGAGCAGGTTTTCGCCGGTGATAAGAAACGTAGCCATGATGTCCTCCAGTGTCAAGAAAGATAGCAGTCCGGCTCAATAAGGAGCCGGGAATTCCGATGAGAAGAAGAACGGCACGGTCGCATCGAGCGCGCCGTTGACGTAGCGGAACAGGTGAAGCCCGTAGTGCGTGGGCGACAAACCGCCCAGCCCGGAGAACGTCGAGGTGTAGACTTGCACCCACGAATAGCCGTCGTTCGACGCCCAGACCTTTACGTTCCCTGACGCATCGTAGGTGACCTTCAGCCATTCCAGCGCCAAGATAGCCGGTCCCTGCTGCACATCGTTCCAGCCGCCGGAAGCATCGCCGGAGGCGATGTGAAGGTCGCGCGTATTATCGGCTCCGTTAAACGTGCTCGCGCAAAAGAATTTGCCCGAGGCCGTGTCCTTGAACATGAGTCCCGCGCCTGAATAAACATTACAGCCCGGCACGCCATTGGGGATCGCGATCCGCGCCGCGAATTCGAAGGCATTGCCCGGCAGGAAGCCGGTCGGGATCGGGCGGACCATGCCGTTAACTCCACACGCGCCGGATGCTGTTGCGTCGTGCAACATCAAGCGCGCCGGGAGATCGGTGAGAACGAGCGCCGTGGACGCCGTACCTCCGCTGCGATCACAGATGTAGCTCGTCGAAAAGAGCGTGGAGAGCGGCGGGCGCGAACCGAAAGCACGGTCGCCGACGTTCAGCCACTTCCCAGCCAACGCGCTGTATCGGAGAAGATCGCCATCGGCGAGTGCTCCGATCGACACGTCCGTATCTGCGGCGAGCGTGCTGGAGCCACCGCCACCACCACCAGTCAGGGACGTAAACGCTTCGCCGGTAGTGCCGAGCGTATAGGTGCGCTGTTCCAGCGTGCCCCACGTCGTCTCTCCAGTGACCGACTTGAACGTGGTCCATTCTTCGCCAAGATCGTCGGAATATTGGATCAGGAAGTCATGCGGCGCGTGGTTTTCGTAACCCGACGCCGAGGTCAATTTTACCGACCCCACGTCCTTCGCAGTTCCCCACAACACGCCGAGGCCCATGTGCATGGGAAGCGAGCCTGCTCCATAGCCAACGGTGTTGCCGATGTTGTCTACCGAGGAAACAATGGTAGCCGTGTTGCCATCGAAGGCGTTGGCGATTGGGTAGCTGCCGTGGACGTAGTTCGGCAGTAGCGTTGCGCCGGAGGTAGAGATCAGCGTCCCGGTTCGGTCGTAGAACGCAACCTCGGACATCGTGCATTTTCCGCCGCCGTCGAGCGTCGGATATTCGAGGGTGTCGAGCATGAGGACACGCCATGCACGGTGCCCGGCGTGACCGTCCGTGATCGGACCAGACCCACCACCACCACCAGTCGGCGCAGCGTTGATCCACTTCGAGGTCGCAGCATGATAGGTGAGCACCTCCCCGTTGGTCGGGCTGGTGATCGCCACGTCGGTGTCGGCAGCAAGCGTGCTGGAGCCACCACCACCGCCAGTCTCGGCAGCCGCGATCCACTTCGAGGTGGCGTTGTCCCACTTGAGGACATAGCCGTCGATGGGCGCACCTTCTGTCACGTTGACATCGGTCAGGCCGTGCAGGGTCGTGATGAGCGTCGGCGCGCCGGGAAGCGTGCTCCACGTCACCGGAGCAACAGCGACCCACTTGCCGGACGACTGCTGCCAGTTCAGCGTGAAGCCGTCGATGCCAGCCCCTTCGGTCACGTTGACATCGGTCTGCGTCGCCAGCGTGCCGGCGGGCATCGCCGTCGCTTCCCACTTGGAGGCGGCGTTGTTCCAGATCAGCGCGTAGTTGTTGATGCCAGAGCCTTCGGTCACCGTCACGTCGGACAGAGCGCTCAAGGACCACGCCGGGAGCGCCATCGCGATCCACTTGCTCGTGGCGTTGTTCCACGCCAGTACCTTGTTGTCGATGCCAGCACCTTCCGTGACATTCACGTCGGCGAGGGCCGAGAGACCGACTCCGACCATCGCCGTCGCCGGGTCCATATATTCGAGGGCGGTTTCCAGCGCGTTGACGCGCAGAATCTTGCCGGTCGCGCCAACCATGGAGCCGGGACCGTCCGTCATGTTCTCGAACAGGAAGTGGATCGCCGTGGTTGACGGAGCCCAAACCGCGCCGTTCCACGCCAGCACGGAGTTGATCGCCAGACCGGAATAGGAAACGTCGCCGACGCTGGAGAGTGCCGGGATGGTGGTGTAGGTCGTCGGCGCGACGAACTTCACCTTGGTCTCGGAGACGCTCCACGTCGCGATCCAGCCATCGTGTTCGGTCGGAGCGTCAACGTCCGACAGGCCACTGAAGGTGGTGATCGCCGCCGGCAGCGTGAAGGGCTTCCACTTGGTCTCTGACGCGACGTAGTGGAGAAGCTGCCCATCGGTGGGCGCGGTCGTCACATCGATGTCGGTGAGCGCCGCAAGCGTCGAGATGCCTGCCGGCAGTGTGTAGGGAATCCACTTCAGCGTGGCGTGGTCGTATTTCAGCACCTGACCATCGACGACGCCAGACACGCTCACGTCGGTGAGGTCGGTCAACACGGTCGGCGTGCCGGTGGCGACCGCGACCCAGCCGCCGGAGGTCGTATACATGTGGAAGGCGGAGTCCGCGACGTTGTAGACCTTGAAGTGCTCCGGGATCGTCAGGAACTGCCAGCCGTTGTAATAGAACGTCAGCTTGTCGGGATAGGCAGCCCATGCGCCGGTCGCGCCGGTGTGCGGGACCACGTAGCAGTCGCCGTCAGCCGGTGAGCCTGGAGGAGTTGTGACCGCGAGGCTCAACACCGAACCGGCGAACAGGGCGTCGAAAGCGATGATCGCTTCGTTGAACACGATCTCCTTCTGGGCCATTGCAGAGGCCATGAGGAGAACGCCGAGGCGGGGAGAATTGGCAGCCATGTCAGTGTCCTTAGATCGCGACGCGGGAAACGAAACCTCGACCGATGATTGCACCGATCTGGTAGATGTTCAGGAAGATGCCGGTTGTTCCGCCGGTGTCGGAAACTTGCGCTGCTGCGCTGTAGGCCCATGTGCGCACCGCGCCGAGGGAATAGGTGTGGTGGACGACATCGCTGCCGGAAACCACCGTGACGACATCGATCTCGTAGGCTTCGACCGCCTGATCGAGGACAACATCTCCGCCGGAAAGCCATGCGCCATTGATGCGATTGCGCGGCTGCCAGTTGACGGTGAAGTTGCCAGACTCGTCCTTGTAGATGTCGGTGATCGCCGGAGCATAAGGGCGCAAGGAGTTGCCCGTATTGGTGAAGGTGAACGTCGGCTCGTCGCCAATGACCTCACCTGCGGAGAGGGCTTCGAACGTCGCCGGCTTGTTCAGCGCCGCCACGGTCTGGGCGACGCTCTGGATGGAGTCGAGGTTGAGGCGCACGAACTTCTCGACGCCGGTGTGATTCGGGATGGCATAGTCCGTCCCGCGCAGTCCGCGCAACCAGCGCGTCAACTTCCACTTCCCGTTACCAAGGCTCGTCGCATTGGCGAAGGCGCAAAGCTCGCCGCCGAGCCAGCAGGTGTTCAGTGGCTGGGTCATCATGTCCACCGGATCGGCGTTCGAGAGGACCCACGTATTGTCGATCAAATAGACGATTACCTCGGACTTGAAGTCCCATGATCCTGCCTTGACGGTCGGATCAAGCGTCACCATCGCGTAGCCGTGCGGGACGCGCACGTTGCTCGTCGCCGCAGAGAACCAGTTCGATCCAGCGGTGGGAGCAGCAGCGGTGTCTCCGTAGGCGGAGATCATTCCGGGGTCGGACAGGTCCACCAAGAGACCGCCGGCCTTCCAGCCTTGAGTGACGCCGGACAGGACCACAAAGAACTGCGGAACGTCCGGGATCGCGTCGCTCAAAAGCGGCGTGTCGAGCATATAAGCGTAGGTGCGCGAATTGGAAGGAAGATTCGGCTGTGTCACGTCAATATCTGTGCCGATGATCGGCGGGATTGCAGATTCGAGGAAGTTGGAATCACAGAACGTGACTTCGAGCATCCCGTTCGCACCAATCGCCATGGAGGTGACGCGCCATGCCTGATACTGGTTCGGATATTCCTTTTCTTCGATGAGCGTAACGTCGCCCGGCTCGTAGACGATATACTTGCGCGGGAGATGCACTTTGTAGGTGTTGCGCGAGAGGAAGCGCTGTACCAGTGCCTTCTCGACGTACTGCTTTGCCACATCGCGGTCGAGAGCTATAGCCATGTCGATGTCTTCGACCGACAGGGAGTTGTTGATCTGGCGCATTGCCCAGACTGTGTTCGCGGAATAGTTACGGGCCGGCTCCTGATACTTGAAGTTCAGGCGGCGCGGCATGTCGAGTTCCGACTGGCGATGGAACTCGATGGACGGTGGCAGGTCGTCCTTGTCCTGATGCGCACCGAGATCGGCGCGGCGGAGGATCGAAGTCGGACGCGAATTCACTTCCTTGAACTTAATCTGCCAGCCGGACTCACATCCGTCGAAGCAGAAGATTTTCTGGAGGTCTTGAAGAAGCTGGCGCGTGGACGTGTTCGCGGTGATCGCGTAGCCGCTCACGGTGAGCGTTCCGGGCAGGGCCGTGCTCGTGTCGTAGGAGTCCGCCGGCAGACCACAGTCCGAGAGAATTCCGGAGATGATGGTGCCGAGCGTCGGATATGCCGGCTGCACGTTGACCTGCGGCGTCGTCACGGCGCTGGAGATCATATCTCCGCTGCCGCCATACGGGACGTATTGGGTGGTCGTGACGTTCTCAATCGAGACGACGCCATCCTTGCAAACCTCGACGGTGAACGTCGGCACCGAATTGCCGAAGTCAGCCAACTGGAGGTTGTTGATGACGAAGTAGGCGAGGCCGCGATAGCCGGGCACGTTGGCGACGCCGAGCGCCGCCTGCATGGTCGGATCGGGCTCCTGAAACTCGTCTCCGTTATAGATGACGATGGAGTCGAAGCGGATGAGGTTCGGGACGTAGTTTTTGTCGAGACCCACTGAGTCGAACATCGCCGTCAGCATCAAGTTGACCTGCGTGATGTTCGGCGACGCGCCAACGAAAAGAGGATGCGCAATGATGTAATAGCGCGCCGAGACGGTCGTGAAATAGGAGAGCGTCGCGCCCTTGGCATAGTTGTTGTAGGCGAAGATGTAGGCGGACACCGACGCCTCTTCGACGGCGACGCCGAGGTCATAGAGGCGGTTGCCCTCGGACATGTAGGCGGCATCGAAGGCAGCCTGCTGATCGGCAGCCGAGATGTTTGGATTCGTCCAGAGGAGCTTCGACTGCGCCCAGATGCGGTTCACCTGTGCGATAGGGCCGCGACAGATGCCCATCGCAGCGTTCACGGAGTACGTATAGCTGGTGGTGTAGGTGATCGACTGGTGCTTGCCGCCCTTGCCGCCCGGAGCCTTCTGGGCACCGATGTGCATGGTCTCGATTAGGCGCGAGGTCCAGAAGTTTTGCGTCGGAATCTTGATGGTGCCCCACACGCGCGGAATCTCGTTACCGGGCGAGACGGTTGGCACGTTCAAGTCGGACAGGCGTGGACCGAAGTTGAAGCTGTCCTTCGCGCGCGGCTTCAGAAGCTGCGACAGGACAGTCATGCCAACGCCGACCGCCATCTGGATTGCAACAGTTGCCACGTCAGCGCTCCGTTTCCGGGAACTGCCAAGTTCCCATGTAGCGCTCTTTCCAGAACGGGATCAGATAATGCTCCGTCACCTTGCCGGCGCGGGCGAACGCATGGATCATCGTCAGCTTGCCATGCATGGTGCCGATGACCGCGAAGTGCTGCGGGATGTTGCGCTGGTATCCCCACACGATGATGATGTCGCCAACCTTCAGATTGTCCCAGCCCTGACGGTCGTCCTGCACGAGCGCTTTGTTGGCGTCCTCGATGACCTTCTGCCCGCTGGGCGAGCCGGAATAGGCATTGGTCATCTCGAAGTCGTAGCCAACATCGTGCGCGACGGCCCAGATCAGACCGATGCAGTCGATGCCTGTGCGTGTGCGGCCCTGATGCAGGAACGGAACGCCGTCGTAGGATCGCGCGGCTTTCATGATGTCGTTGCGGAGGATCGTCATGCTGCCTCCCGCCAATTCACACCATGGACCGCATAGTTCATCGTCGTGCGAGATACGCCAAACTCTCTCGACATCGCACTGATGCCGTTGGTGTTGTGACGCGGGACAAAACGCTCGCGGACCAATTTCACGATCTCATGTGTCAGCAGCGCGCGACCATGTGTCTCGCCTTTTGACTGCCTTCCTTTGATCGTCTTGTCGGTCATGTTTCCCGCGTTCGTCCCAGAAAAGAGGTGATGTGGATTACAGCAGATTGGGTTGTCACAAGAGTGTAGTGCCGCCAACTCACCAAGCGGTTCGTCACAATAAATCTCAAGAGCAACACGATTTGATCGCAGAGATTTTCCACCGATCTTTGTCTTCCCGTAGCCGTCCTTGCAGGTTCCTAGCAACCACGGCCAGCAAGAATCAGGACCACCAGAGGAGTCCACATGCGACCAGAACCGTGCAATTTGGGAGGGAGAATACATCTTACTTTTTTCCACCTCCGGAGTGATCGGTCCAATCCGCGTAATCCTGATTCGCCGTCGAGAAGTTCGGTGTCGCCAGCGCGCGATCTTCGGTGGGCATGTCGGGGAAGCCACGGAAGTTCAACATGTTGTCGAACTTGTTCACGCACGAGGCGCGCGTCTTTCCGCAGCCCCACGAGATTTGATAGGTATCGCCCTTGGTGATCGGATAGGGCATGACTTCGAGCATGACGAAAGCAGCCGGCGGACCGGCGACGTGGCTGCGGATTTCGACGACACGGCTGGCGTTGTGCCCGGTCAGCCATTTGATCCATCCGTACTGGAAGGTCTGGCCCGGTTCGGTTCGGCTGGAGTCCTGAAACTGCATCCGGTCGAACACGCCGGTGACCGACCCGTTGACGATCATGGCGTCAATTGCCTGCCACGTCAGTTCGCCATCGACGATGGTGGCACCGAGGACGGTGGGCCACACAGGTTCGGTGCCGCCGGTCGCGCCGCCGGTGACCGGGATCGATGTGATGTTCAGGACGCCCGGCGGATTGTAGGCAGCCATCTGCGCCGTGAATAAAGCGGCGAACGCCGGACCGAGGTAGCCGAAGCCGGAGCCGGAGAACGGATTGATGCCGGTGCCGGAGAAGATGTCCGCGCCGAGCCCGCCGTAGGAAACGCCATGGTTGAAGTTCAGCGTCGTCGAATGTGCGCCGGAGATGCACTTGTACCAGAAGCCGTTGTAGACGGTCGGGCGCACGACGCCGCCGATGCGCGCATCGCCACCAACATGAGCAACGTGAGTCGTCGCCGTTGCCCATACCGGCGGTGCAATCGGCACGCCGCACTGGTTGTCGCCAAGCTTGGCGTTGCATTCCAAATTATATTGCGTCCCGAACGGAAGCTGGAGGCGGTCCAGCATCGCACGCATCTCGGAGGTGAACGTGCCATTTATCGCCGTGATCTCGCCCATGTTGCCGCGCGAGATTTTGATTATGCCGTGCGTCAAGTCGTAGGGATCGATCCAGAACGAATAGACCTCGGCGTAGTCGAACAGTCCGCCTTTGACATCGTGCTCCGTGATGCCTTGGCTGAAGATGACCTTCGCCGCCGTGTTTCCGGTGGAGAAGTCACCCTTCATGACGGTCGCGTCGGTGGCGATTCCGTTCTCCGGCGAGTAGGTCACTCCGTCGTAGATGAACTCGCGGTCGTGCGAGGTGAAGCCGAACGTCACACCGTCAACGCGCACAACTTTCCAGCAGGTGACAAAGTTCGACACCCGGCTGCGAAGCTTGTTGAATAGTGTGTCGTTGACGTTACGCATTGATCAAACGTCCTGCGGACGTACTTCGATGAGCTTCACGTCAGCGGCACCGCCGACGCCATACTCTTCGAGCGTGATAGGGAGACGGTCCGTGTCGAAGCGGACCGGGACGTAGAATTCGAAGCCAGCGCGAATCTCGACGCCGCCGGCAGGAGCCGAATGCACCGATATGTTGACGCCGTTGGTGCCAGCCTCCGCGAGGAAAGTGTTGAGTCCGGTGCTCATGTGGATCGTTTTATTGTCTCCGGAGACGCTGGCGACGGTCGCCAAGTTCTGCGCCTCGGAGATGATGTTGATGCCGTTCGACCAGCCGTTCATCACGATGCGGTCGCCGGGAAGAAATCCGGGGATCGCGATGGGCGATACGATGTCGAAGGATGCGCCCGGAACGATGTTGTTGATCGTCATCCCGGCGAGACCGGAGAACGTGACGCGCGGCGTGAAGGTCAGCAATCCCGTGAGCTTGTCAACGGTGAAGTTGAACACCTGCACGCCATTGAGGGACACGACCGTCGAGCCTTCGATTGGCTTGGTGATCGGACGGACCAGTTCCGCGATGTCGTTCGGCGACTTGTAGGTCTTGATCAACTGGAAGGTGCGCGTGCTGTCGTCTCCGACAGCAATGAACTGGTCGATGTCGGACGGCAGGTCCGGAGTCGCAGCGTCGATGGTGGCGTGCTCCAGTGACGAGTGGTCGAGCCAGTCGAAGAACAGGAACGAGTCACGGCGACCGCGCACCGTGCGAAAGAACGCAACGAGCTTCTGGAGCTTGATGTTGTCGCGGACGCCATACGTCACGTCGAATTCCATCAACGGCTGGTCCCAGCGCGACGAGCGATTGTCTGCGCCGGAATCTACGATCACAACGTCGGTGGCGAACTTGACCGCGCCGACCGAGTTGAGACCGATGTCCGTTGGGAAAACTTCGTAGATGAGCATTTCGGTCCACTTGAAGTTGGGCGTCCTCGTGCAGAGGACGAACATGCTTTGGCTGGTGTTTCGAAGAACCGTCCGCGCGGCGGGGTCGGTTCCTCCGATGACTTGGAGAGCAACCTGCGTCGCGCGCACGTCGGCTTGATTTCCTCCGGCGAGCAGCGTGGCGTCCGCTTGCGTCACCGCAACGCGGCCCTCGTCGGCGAGCAATGAGCCAAGGATGTGGATCGCATCCTGCGTGAAGCGGAGGCCCATTACTCGACCTGAATTCCGATCTGCGCCGCCTGCGCAGAAATCTTCGTCCATACACCACCAGCCGGATCGGTCTCCCAGATTGCGAACTGCCCCAAGTAGGCAATCGGCGGAGTCTTCAGAGGTCCATAGGACTCGGTGGAACCAGAGCGCAGTCCGATCTTGAACTTCGCGATGCCAGCAGTGTCCTTCCGCGCGCGGACATTCACCTGTACGGCGAGGACTTCCACGATGTCCGCCGGGATCGCGCTGACGTTGTAGAATTCGCGCTGACCGATGGTGTTCGAGTGGACGTAGGTGGTGTCGTCGTCCGGGCCGATCTCGTTGACCGAAGAGGCGTGCGTCGAACCACCACCGACCATCGTCATCTCGTTCGGACCGGCGTCAGTGGTCGGCATCAGCGAATGCACGACGCAATCGCCAAGGAAATCTGTCAGACCGAGACCGTCCTTGCGGAGCAGGTAGAGATCGTCGATTTCGAACCAGTCGGCGAGATCGCCAGCATGATACATCTGCATCATGTTTGCGCCGGTTGTCGGGCCGGAGGTCGGACCGGCGTAGGTGATTACGGTGTTACCATCGACACGGATTTCGACAGCGCCTGTTGAGTCCGGAGCGAACTTGATGCGCCCTTCGATGTAGTGCCACGTCGAGGCGAAGATCGAGTTCACCGGCGAGATCGCAATCTCGCTGCCAAAGCGAGCCGTCAACGCTCCGGAAGGATTCGTGGTGAGTTGGAACAAGCTGGAGACCGCGCCAAGATAGTTGTCGGCGCAAAACTCCGCGATGATATGCGGGGCGGACAGACCGCCTACGCCAAAGCTGGGTGACACGAAGGCGATGCCGAACACGAGGTCCGCCGCCGGATCGAACGCGAATCCCATTCCATGGCCTGACTGAATTTGCAGGGCGTGACCGACACCAGAGCGAGTATCCGCAGAAGCTACGATGGTGGGAAGGTTGGAGATCGTGTAAAATTGCGACGTAGCAATGCACGCCGGAGAATCACCCGTGGTATTGCTGAAGGTGTCAAAGCCATCGATACGGATGAGGGACATCAGGGTCTTTCTGGGAGTGGTTCGTGTTACCGAACCTGACGCGCATCCTAGTGCATGTCAGGAATTCTGTCAACCATATTCCGGGCCGGTTCAGCCGTTACGCATTCCCACGCGGCCCATGGCGCGCGACATGTCCGCCCCGACCTGCGCCGAGTTCTTGCGGAAGCTGTCGTGGTCCTTCGCCTGAAGGTTGACGGACAGCTTGTTGATGGTCGTGTTGCCACCCTCGCCGCCGGCCCCGCCACCGTTCAACTGGACCGGGACCGCGCGACCACGCGAGAGCGGGATGACCGCCTCGTTCTCATGCAACATGGTCGGGATGCCGCCGGACGTGTTCGGCGTGCCCTCGGCATAGTGCGGCGCGCCATGCCACATCGAAGCCGGAGCGGAGACGTGGGAGACCGCCGATCCCGTGATTCCGCCTTCCGACATCGCGGCGACCTGCTGCCGCCACATCGGGTTGAGTTCCGGCTTGTGCTTGCGCTTCAGCAGCAGCCCGGCGAGCGTCATGCCCATGCCGAGCATCGGCATGATCATGCTGCCCATGCCGCCAGCGCCACCGCTGAACATGCTGGAGAGACCTCCGAACATGCCACCACCACCGGCGGCGTCAGCAGCCGGCGCAGCGGCTGCCCCAGCATCGCCGGTGCCCGTGCTGTTCAGTCCGGTCGTGCCAGTCAGTCCACCCGCGCCCGTGCTGTTCAGTCCGGTCGTGCCAGTCAGTCCACCCGCGCCCGCGCCGCCGCCGTTCACGTTGACGGACGAGGCGTTGACGGTCATCGCGCTCGTGCTGCTCGTCAGGCCGTTGATCCCGGTGCCTTTGGTGGTCATGCTCTGCGAGAGCTTGTCCATCGAGCTTTCGAGCTTCGGGTCCGCCTTGGTGATGGAGTTGGTCGGCGTCATGTCCACACCGGGCGAGGAAGCGCCGGGTTGGAGGAACTTCTTGTATTTTCCGTCGTTGTAGGTGGCCCAGTCGCCGTAGCCTTTGCTGTCGCGAGACATCTTCAACGCCACGCGAGCGTTCGTGTCCGGATTAAGCAAGTCGTCGTTGCTTGTCAGTCCATACTTCTTGTGGCGCTCCGGACCCATCTTGTCCAGCATGTTGACCTGCCACAAACCATATGAGTTGTCGCCGGTCTCACGGTTCGTATTGTGCGCGTCGGGGCGTCCGCGCGATTCCGCCATACCAATAGCGGCGAGCGTTTGCGCTTCCTGATCGGAACCACCGTGCTTCTTGATCAAATCAGCCATGCTCGACGCATTATAGGAGAACGCCTCCGACGAGAACGTGGATGCACCCCCTCCACCAATGTTGCCGAAGCCCGTGGACGTAACGACCTTCGGCAGATCGATGCCGTAGCCGGGGATCGACTGGAAGGCCGCAAGACCACCACCGACAATACCTTTATTGTCTGTACCACCCCACATGCGCGGTGCGCCACTGACCATGCTGCCGCCCGGTCCGAACGCGGACATGCCACCTTCTCCGATGCTCATCTTCTGCCCGGCGTAATAGGGCGACATCTCCGAAGCCGAGAAGCTGTTCGGACGCGACGAGAACGTGGGGGCGGTTGCACCGTTGACGCCATTCAGACCGAACGAGGTGCCACCGGCAGGCGTGCCAAGCGAGCCCATACCGCTGATGTTCACGACCGACGCCTGAACCGCCATGGTGTTCACCACCTTGGAGGACTCGGCAAGGCTGTCTTCGATCTTCTTGTTCTGACGGTCGAGCGCCGACTGCCCGGCGGAGAGCGCATCAGTGACCTTTGCGTTCGGCTTGTCGCCCGCGATGCCCTTGATCAGACCAGACATCATCTGGTCGAGACCGGCCTTGATGAATTTCTGCGACATGCTCTTGAGGATGCCGCTCAACTCCGCGCGGATCGCGGTGCCGAGATTCTTGAACTGGCCCTTACCGTTGACGGCGAGATTCGACATGCCGGTGGACAGAGCGTCCATCGACGACTTGATGTTGTTGTTCATCACCTCGGTGCCGGACTTCACGCTGTTCGCCCACTGCGTGAAACCGTTCGAGCCGCCCTTGGCGACTTCCTGCTGCGCTTTGATGAGTTTGCGGATCGCGCTCTCGTCCTGAATGTCGAGGTCTAGTCCCTTCTTCTTCAACTCATTACGGATTTCGAGAATCTTCTTCTCTTCTTCCCAATGGTTCTTGTAGCCGGACTTGCTGCCGAGATGGGCGTCGATCTTCAACGTCTCCATCATGTCACGAATCTTCGCCGTCGCCGGAGCGCTGGTGTCCATGGCGTTGTATTTGGCGACCTCTTTCAGCTTGTCGATCTCGGACTGCTTGATCAGGTTCTTGTCGTTGTCCTCGCCCGGATGACGCTTGCCGAGCATGGCGTCGATGGTCTTCAGGTTGTCGCCAAGCTCCTTCGTCGCCTTCACGGCAGGAAAGATTTTCTGGAACAGCTTCTCTTCATCACCCGTCATCGTGACGAGCGTGTCGTGCAGCTTGCGCGCCTCGTCGGCGGCATTCTTGAATTTGTCGGACAGCGACGTTGACCCATGCGGATCGGAGTCCGCCTGAAGCTTCTTAACGGTGTCCTGAAACTCTTTCATGGCGACGCCAAACTTGCCGAAGTCGGCCTCTGGCATGATCGTCTTGAACAGGTCTCCGAGGAAGGACGAGCCCTCCGAGAACTTCTTTGCATATTCAGCACCAGCCGATTTAGGGTCAGACTTCTTCGTGCCCTCATAGTAGGCTCGCGCCGCCTTCTCGCCAGCCGCAAGAGGAGACTGCGAAGTGTCGCCGTTCCAGATCGATTCCGCCACACCCTTGATATATGCGGCACCGATGTTGAAGCCTTCGTTGTTACCGGACAGCGTGGACTTCAGGAGGTCCCACTGCGAGATCAGCAACATGATGCCAATCGACAATTTACCAATCGGAGACAGAAGAAAGCCGATGCCGGAACCGGCAATGCTGAACGCCGTGCCGAGGAGAGCGATTCCAGCAGCCATCGTGATGATGTTCAGCAGCGGTCCACGGAGTTCGATCAGAAGCTTCGCGAACGCGCCAACGTAGATGAACGCCTGACGGAAGCCTTCTCCAACTTTCTTGCCGATGTCCTCGACGCCAAGGCCCTTCATCGTGTCAGTGATCGAAGACAGCATCGAGCGAAGACCGGAGTCGAATCCGTTCTCGAACACGCTCTGCTGGAACAGCGTGAGTTGGTTCTTGAATTTGTTGATCGCAGCCTGCGAATGGTTCAGACCTTCTTCGACGCCCGCTGCATATTTCTCGCCGAGCGCTTTGCCTATCTGCACCATCTCTTCTGGCTTGATGCCGCCGTCTTCGAACTTCTTGCGAAGCTGCGCACCGTTGATGTGGAGCGTGTCTTGGATGACGCCGGTCAGGGACGGAATATGCGAGGCCATGCCGCGCATGATCTGGGTCGCGTGACCACCACCCATGGCGAAGGTCTCCATGAGTTCGCGCATGGTCTTCGCCTGCTCACCCGGATTGATGTGCATGGCGCTCATGGCTTTCTGGAAGCCACCAAAGGTGTCCTGCGTATCCTGCGACGATTTGCCGAGCGAACGCATCGCGCCCGCGAGGCGGCTATACGCCGGGATCATTTCGGCGAGGCTGCCGCCGGTCTCTTCCGCGAGCTTCTTCACGAAGCCAAAGTGCTCGCCGACCTCGGTGTTCGAGGTCGCAACCGAGTCGAGTGCGATGCGGAAGGTCAGCAGATTGTTGCCCGCTTCGAGAACGCTTGAGGCAAGCTCGCCGAGCGTGATCGCGCCGATGGCGGTACGGAACATGGAGGCAGCCTGATAGGACGCCGAGAAGGCGTTCTCCAGTCCGCGCATCTCGCCGGACGCGCTTCGCGAATGGCTCGTCATGTTCTTCAGCGCGCTGGACACGGAGTCGAACATCCCGGCCTTCTGCGTGGTGCCTCCACCGCTCGCTGCCGGCGGACGCCGCCCACCACCACCGACGTTCAGGTTCATGCCGTTCAGGCGCGACAGCGCGTGCGCCATCGCGGTGACCTGACCGACGTTGCCGGTGCCGAGCGTGGCGATGAGCTTGCCGAGATTGGTGATCGCCGTGGCGGACGGCGCGCGGATGCTGCCCGACGCCGCGCCGAGGGCGGCGAGAGCGGGAGCGATGTTCTTGTTGATGTTGACGCCCTTCAGGACGTTCAGCAGTTCCGGGATGCGCTTGATCGAAGCATCGGACGGCGCGCGGAACGATTTGAATGCATCGCCAAGCAGCTTCAGATCGGCGGCGACCGTCGTGCCGACCTTCAGCCCACCGGCTTTGTTCAGTTCCTTGATGAGCGCCGGGATGCGGCGGATCGCTTCGATGTTCGGAACCTTGATCGCGCCGAGACCGTTGCCGAGCGCCGAAAGTTCCGCGCCAATGTTCTTGTTGACGCTGACGCCCTTGAAATTGCCCAGCGCCTTCGACAATCCATTGAGATTGGAGATCGTCGAGGACGACGGTGCGCGCAAGGAATTCATCCCGGCGGAGAGCGCCGAGAGTTCCTTGCCGAGTGAACCAAGATTGGAGACAGCTTTGAGCTTGGCGAAGCCGCCGGAGAGTTGACCCAACTGCTGACCGAGACGCTCGAAGCCGCCGCCGGATCGGACGTTCAATCCGCCAAGCGTCTTCGAGACCTTGCCGAGCGCAGTGTCGAATGACGCCAACTCGCGCTTGCCCTGCGAGGCGTCTACTACGATCCGGATGTCATGAGTCTCTGGCATTTACCTTCGCCGTCTTTTGCGATCCGCTTCCGCCTTCGCCTTCCGTTCGGCGTCCTCGCGGCCCTTTGCGATGCGGGCGTGAGTGCGCTTGAGGTAGACGGTATCCATCTCCGACATGAAGAAGACGAGATCGCGCTTGTCTTCTTCGGCGATGAGTCCTGTGAGGTCAGCGAATGCCTTCACGTCGGCGAACGAGATCGGCATGGGGCCGGCTTCGTTCACATGACGGGTCCGCGAGAGTGCATTGAAAGAATTCAACACCCAAAGCAGCCGTGACGGCACGGCAACTTCCGCCTGCTCGTCTTTGGGCGTCTCCTTCGGAGCGCCTTTCAATTTCCCTTCGGCTCGAAGCTGCGACAGCCACTCCTCCTTGGAGGAGGAGCCCTCACCACGTTCAGAACGGGCGAGGGCATCTTCGAGCCAGCTTACAAATTTGCGATGTCGGCCTCTGCCAGTTGGGCTTTGTAGGTGTCGCGATTTGCCAGCACGCCACCCACGTCATCGCGGAAGAACTGATACTTGCGGAGGACCGCTTCGATGTTCGTCGGAGTCGCCGGGATCGGCTTTCCGTTGTCGTCTTCGATGCCATCCCATCCCATGATGAGAGACTGCGACATCTGCTGAATCAGCAGGTTCTCGGCGATGTCTTCCGGAAGCTCACGCCCGCCGCGCGTCAGCGCAGCGTATGGAGCTTCGAGGCGCTTGCGTGTGGCGCGCGAATGTGCCGACTGCGGAGAGCGGACCTTGACGGTGATGCCGTTGCCGAGGGCGACGACGACGCCTTCCTCGAAAGCGGCCTTGTCGAATGCATAGATGTCGTTCAGGTTTGCCATGATTTGTATCTTCGGGATGCGTGCATGTCAGGGAAAGTAGCGTTCGGGCTCAAACCTCTGACGCACTGGTGGTCGGGGTTTCCTCAAATGCCACCACCCATGTGGCGACCATCTGAAGCTCTTGTGCCGTCGCATCAGTCTTGATCCGGTTTGCCTTGTCCGAGATCACTGCGACGTTCCCGCGCACATAACCGGCTGACGGATTGAGCCGATCAAGCGAGGGAGAATTTGCACTCCTCTTTCCGGGAGTCCTGAAGATGGGGATACCAAGGACAGGACAGGTGTCCGGGACGATGATGTCTTCTTCCGTCAGATCGAACGGAAGTTTTAGACGCCGTGCGCGAGAGCGCGCGTTGGCGAGAATTCCGTAGGTGATCTCCGCCTGATACCGCTTGCCACGATGCTCACGAGAGGCTTCCAACTTGCACGACTTGCACCATGAATGGATTCGTGGCCCTCCATCTTTCAGATGAAAGTCGGTGACGGCTTGTTCCTGCTTACACCGCGAACAGGTCTTGAAGAGGGTGGCGAGAGCCCGGCCCGACTCCGGTCTCTCGCCTGTTGCGGCCACAACTTCAGGTCGGGATGTGTCCATCAGACTCAGGCGGCGTTCGCCGGAGCCAATACCGAGGAGAAGCGGTCGAACTGGATGATGGAGTTGGTCGCCGGGTCGCGCTGGGCTTCCCACGAGATGGACTCCATCACGTCTTGGTCGATTCCGCCGGGAGACAGCGGGTCCTCCGTCAATTTTATGGCGGGAAGGGTGACATCGTATCGCTGGTTGTCGAGGTCCTTGAAGTACCACGACAGCGACACGGTATCGTGCGCGAGGAAATGGTCGAACATTTCGCCCGTCTCGAAGTACGCATCGAACTTGCCCGTCAGCTTGAAGCGGCCCACGCCGATGCCGACCGGGAACTTGTGACCGACCGCCTGCTGCTCACGCAGCGCAGCGTCGCCGTTGATCGTGATCGACTTGATGGCCGTTGCGAGCGGGACGCCGTTCTTCTCGATGTTGCCCACGTTGGTAGTCGCCGACATGATCTGACCGGGAGTCGAGACCTTGGCGGTGTACGGCGCGTTGTCGAACTTCGAGGTCTGCGACGGCGAACGCGCCATCGACTCGCCCTTGAAGTGTATCTTGCCGGTGACGATCTCGCGGGACTGCACGTCCAACTCGAACTGACCGACGCGGAGGCCCTTGTTGACGAAATACTGGTTCACGTCCTCGTAGGACGTTTCGATGGTGTAGGACTGCTCCACGAAATCCTGCGGACGCGCCGGATTGCGGAGCATGGAGCCCTTGATGGTGACCTTCTTCGTCGCGCCATTGGCGTTCGTGTTCGGAGCCGGCGACACGCCGAGAACATCGTCCGCCGCAGAGGTGACAGTGAACACACCACGCAGGGTATCGTCGCCGCCCGTGAAGTCCACGACCGTGGCGAGCGCGCCGGCTTCGACCTTCGACAGGTGACCGCCGGTCGCCTGAAGGTTCGCCACCGTCAGCACGCCGAGGGCGGACTTCGCAGTGACGTTGATCTTGCCAGCCGCATAGGCGGCGCTGATGGCGACAACAAGCGCGGCGGCGGTCGCCGTCTCGTCTGCGCCGGGGTTGAACTCGATGTGACCAGCAACCGTCGAGCCGCCGGCTTCGAAGGTGACCTGCTTCACACCGTCGTTGACCGACACCGTGTCTCCGACAGCGGCGGCGGCAGTGTACGTCACGGTTCCGACATCGAAGCCGAGACCGTCAACGTAGAGCTTCTGACCGACCTTGATCTGGCCGGCAGCGATGGCGGACGCAAAAGCGTTGGTGCCATTCGAGTCGATGGCGGACGCACCGGCGGTGCCGAAGCGGATCGCCGTGTTGTTCAGGACGATCACGTCGTTGGCATCGAACAGCTTGGTGGAGGCGGAGGCGACTTCCACGACGAGCGCGGTGCCGACGACGGTCACGGCCGTGAGACCGCCCGCGAAAGCGACGGCGCTGATCTCGAAGTAGCCGTTGTTCGCCGGGGTATTGAAGCCCTCCAGCTTGATGCGGCGACCGGCGACCAGATAGCCGCTGTAGTCCGTGGTGGACGAAATGGTGATGTTGGACGTGCTGGTGACGGCGACGTTGCCTTCCCAGAAGTCCATGGTCTGCGGACGGGACCACGCGCCGTAGACGAACGAGGCGAGGAAGTCGTCGATTGCGCCAGCCGAGAACTCGAAGTCGATCTCGCCTTCGGAAGCCGCACCAACCTCGATGATGGACGAAACCATGCGATCCGCACGGATTTCGTCGGACATCTTGGTTTCTTTCTTGATCGTCAGCTTGGAGGTCTTGATGCGCATCTCGCGCGGCGACCCGCTGGACGGCGTGGAAGCCCACGCGGTCTCGGCGAGGTAGGCCAGCTTGGCGCGGTTCGAATTTGAGAAGGACACGGGCGGTCTCCTAACTGGTGACGGCGACCCTGCCCCGCAGAAGTCATACCTAAGATATTGCTCGAATGTTAAGATTAATAGCAGAAAAAGTCAAGAACATTGACCCTCACGGCCCAGAATGCGTGTCAGGCGCGCACGTCGCGCCAGCCCGGAACCGTGGAGATCACGCGGAACTTGCCGGACTTGGGGTCTGGGCTCGTCTTGGTGTTCGCCGCGCGGAACTTGGCGTCCTGAAAGAACGAGACCTTGAAGTCCTGATTCGAGAACCAGCGCGAGGCGGTCTCCGCCATCTCGATTGCGGCGCGTTCGTTGGTCTCCGGCGGCGCGTAGACGCTGATATGGATGACGATGGCGGTCCGCTCGACCAGCGGCTTCAGGCTGGCGTTGAAGGTGTCGCCGCCGATGATCCAGAAGGCGAACCAGTAGGCGTTCGCCGGTTCGATCCACTTCGCGTTCGGCGTGTAGATTTTGGTGCCCGGATAGATTTCGGCGACCTTGGCGAAGAAGGTCTCCTCCATCAGCTTATGGAAGTCGGCGATGTGAGCGTTCATATCAGCGGTGCTCCAGATGAAAGCTTCGCCATGACTTCGGCGATGGTGATGGCGAACACGCCAGATGGCGCGCGAGACTTACCGGGGATGCCCGCCGAGCCATCTTCGATCAGACCGATGTCCGGAGACTGGTTGGCGAGGCAATAGGCTTTCAGCGGGTCCTTGAAGTCCAGCGCCAGAAGGGTGGCGCGGGCGGCTTCGGTGTTGGCGGCGCGGCGCGGCTCCTCGCCAAGTCCCATCATGGAGGTGTGTCCGGTTTCCGGCGGGCTGGCGATGGCCTCGTGGGTTGTTCCGTTGGCGGAGCCAGTCGCCCAGATCATGTTGCGGACCGCCTGCCCGGTGAAGACTGGCGTGCGGGCGTGGGCCTTCATGTCGATGTAGAAGACGATCTCCTTGACGCGCGCGGCGATCTTGGCGCGGATGCCTGCGCCTATCTTGTCGAGTCCAGAGATGAACTCGGCGGAATTGGTGGACATCGTGATCATCGGCGATGCCTCTGGCTATGCATCACGTCACGCCTCGGTCGCGTAGACACGGCACTGGACGCCCATGGCGTCGCCATTGATGCCCGTCACCTTGTAGAGATCGCCGTCGATCAGCACTTCATCCTGCGTGTTGGGATCGCGCGGCAGGACACCATATTCGAACGTCAGGATGACGCTCGTCTTGACGACGGCACCAGCCTTCGTTTCCTGCTTGCTGCCGGAGCCGATGAACACGGTGATGTCGTGCGTCGTGTCGGGCTGCGCCGCCTCGCCCGTGGATGGGTTGTAGGTGACGGAATCGAAGAAACGGAAGGTGACCTTCTCCGAGCCGGACGGCGCGAGGTTGATCATCTTGCGGAGTTGGGATCGTCCCAGAGCCTGAAAGCCGGTTGCGCTCGCCATGTCAGACTCGCACGATCTTCTTGAAGCCGATCTCGGACGCAAGCTGACCGAGGCCGTTCAGGGTGAACTTCAGCCACGGCGGCGTCGGCGACTTGAAATATCCCATCTGGTATTCGATCTCGAAGGTGTCCGCGCGGAAGCGGCGCAGACCTGCTTGGGCTTCATCCTCGCCGTTCGAGTTCAGATAGTGATTCGCCAGCAGCGCGACGGCGCGCTTCACTTCCGCCGGGACGATGGTCGAGGAGACCGCATGGCGCTCTCGGTCGTAGGCATCCTTGCGGGGCCATCCGAGGGGCTGCGGCGTCGGCGGATGCGGGTCGCGCGGGAACAGCGGGTCGGTGAAGCGATGACCTCTCCAGATCGCCCGGTCGTCCAGCCAGCGTGTGGCGAACATCAGCCACATCGACTTGGCGTCGTCGGCGAGCGCGGTCCACGGCGCGGAGTCCGTCATCAGGTCGAGCGCGATGATCGTGTTGGCTTCGTCGAGCGTCAGATAGGAGTTCGCGCCGGTGACGACGGTGCCATCTTCGACAATGAGGGTGAGCGACATGGCAATCCCAGCGTGAAAAGAGAGGAGTCCACCTTACACGGACTCCTCTTCAAGGTCAAGAAATCTGACGGTGCCGGCCCAAGATGCCAGCTATCCTATCAGTGATGCTCGACAAAAGTGCCATGTTCCTTGGCGAACGCCTTCACCCATTCGGCGGCGACCTTCGAGCGCACGACATCGCGCCAGTCGAATTCGATCAGGGCGGCGTCGAGACCGTGCTTTTCGATCATGCGGGCGCAGCGCAGCAGGCCGGTGTCCTCGATGTCCACCTGACCGTGATCGCCTGACACAACAACCAGCGAGTCTTCGCCCGTGCGTGTCATGAGGAGTTCAAGATCAGACAGCGAACAGTTCTGGGCTTCGTCAAGTAAAACGACGGCGTTATGAAACGAACGTCCGCGCATGTGCTCGAACGGCACGACTTCGATCTTGCCCTCTGCCATCATCTTGTCGGTCTGGGCCTGCGAATTCTCGTCGCGGAAGCCGTCCATGATCGGGACGAGCCACGGCTTCATCTTCGCGGCGGCGTTGCCCGGCAGGAAGCCGAGTTGGTGGCGCTTGGGCGAGGAAGTCGGGCGGGAGATGATGATGCTGTCGATGCCGGACCCTGCGGTCATCAGCTTGCGCATTGCGAACCGGGCCGGCACGTAGGTCTTTCCCGTGCCGGCAGGTCCGATGGCGAACACGACCGGATGTCGTGCGAGCGCGTGAAGCAATTTGCCTTGGTTTTCGGAGCGCGGGACGAGAGCAGAGGCGGCAGAATTTTCGGTTCGCTTGGCTGCTTTTCTCTCCCGGCGGCGTACTGCCTTTGCAGAGAGGGAGATTGGCTCGAACACACCCGGTGCTTCGTTCATCCTGCTTTATTCTCCTGCGAGAGCCTCCACCTGAAGGAGGGTCGTTTCGATTCGGGTCATGAATTCCCGTACCGCTTTATTGATGCGGAGCGCATCCGACATCACGAGGATCGGGAGGCTGAACAGCGCCGCCAAATCTGCTGCGGTTCCGAGGAGCCCCGCAAAAGCCTCTTCGGCTCTGTCCGAGGGGCTGATTGAAATCGTATCCTGATCTGTCACTTGCGTCAAACTCCTTAACTTGATGGCCCAGAATGCGGAAGGTGTTAGAGTTCCTGACCGCATCTCCAAGTCGTAGGGGTTTATACGCAGATCGTCGGACACATGGCAACCACAATCGGCGTTAACGCACGAGAAGGTTGAGGAAGATCAATGGTGCGGTGCAGCATCGTAGGTAGTTTCCGGGGCTTTAATTCAAAAGCACCATATTTGTGTAGGCTTTCAGGTCACCGACGAGCGGGCTGGAGCAGCTTATGACGAACCGGAATCCGCTAAGTTTCGCCAGCATTTCCTTCGACAGGACGATCCGGACTTCAGGAATCGTGATGGTTTCTCCAGCACGGAGGATCGGGCGGACGACAAGAAAGGTAGAATCAAGCGCGCCGCGCTCCGCCGGCATCAGGACCTCGTAGGTCTTCTTCCCGTCGCTGTAGGAGCCGGAGACGTAGAGAATGCCATCGGGGCGGCAGTCGTGCCGCTTCAGGATCGTGACATTCTGCATCGAGACGCCGGTGTCGGTCGTCACCACCTTTTCGATGCGCAGGACCTCGAACACCGGGAAATAGGCATCGATGGCGCGCGGGCCTTGCGTGATGGTCCAGACTGCAACGAACGGGAACGCGATGAGGGCGAAGAAGAAGCCAATTGACCACCGGGTCATCTCTTGTTCTCCTGAAGCGCCTTCAGGCGCTCGTAGCTGATGCGCAGAGTGACGACATCAGCCGAGAGGTTGTCGATGCGCAGCTTGAGCGCTGCCAGATCGTTCTTGTTCATGTCGAGCATGAAGACAGCCTGCTTCGAGGCGTCGGTCAGGGCGGTGAAGCCCGTGTCGCGCGCTTCGAGCTTGGCGATGCGGATTGCGTAGGTGTCGTAGTCGTCCACCTTGGTGACGGCGAATTTGATGACGCCAAACAGCGTCGCAGCGATGCCGAGAGCGATGCCCCAATTTTTCAGGGCATCGCTCGTCAGGATCACAGAGGGCTTCGTCGCGGTGTCGTCTTCAAGCATCGCCCTCTTTCAAACATTACTTTTTCGGCTCATCCGCGATGTGAGCCTGTGCCGAAGCGAGGATGCGGTCCGCGAGTTTGGTTTCGACCACCTCGACCGGCGCGATAGGCGCAGGTACGAAAACTGGCGAGACACGCGGGGCGACGACGGGCGAAGTCGTCTTGCTCCAGCCCTTGTTCAGCACGAGCGTGGAAGCAAGCTCGTGCTGAACTTCGAAGGGTTCACCCTTCGGGTCGTAGACCTTGATCAGTTCCACCATGGTTCACTCCGTTGCTTCCGGCACGAGCGCCGCAAATGAGCCGATCAGTTCGGCGAGAGTCGTCTTCTCGCCAACCTTCAGGCCGGCGTTGGTCGCTGCCAGCGCGTAGGCGCGGCGGCGGCGGGCGATGGCTGCCTGCGTGTGTGCGGCGATCACGTCGTCGTCGGCGTTCTGCGGAAGCGGGTCGCTGCCGTCGAAGTCGCCGGTCGCGGCGAGGCGCTGATCGAGCAGCGAGTCGAGCGTGGAGACGATGCGCTTCTCGGACGAACGTCCGTCGAGATCGCCGGCCTTGAGATATTGCGCGACCTTGCGCAGGGTCACCTTGTCGATGACCGTCAGGTCTTCCCAGACCGGCGTCTCGACGACGACGGCGACGACCGCCGGCTTCGGCGAGCCATCGTTGATCAGGACCGGAGCTTCGACCGGCTCCGCGCGGCGCGCCGCGCCCTCGGCCTTGTTCATCGTCCAGCGGCAGTTGCGGACCATCTCGCGGGCGTTCGTCAGTGTGTGCTTGAACTCGACGCCGGCGCAGTCGTAGACGGAAACGATGTCGTTGCGGTTGTCGGAGAGGGGAGCTTTCTTGACCATGGTGCTTCAGAGTCCTTGTTCGGGGATTGGACAGCAAAAAAGGGCGGACGTTGCCGCCGCCCTTTGATGTTTCGGAATGCTGCTGACCGAGATCAGCAGTCGTAGTCGGGAGCCAGATAGGCGAAGACGGCGGCGGAATGGGTCGTGCCGGCGACGTTGATCGTGGCGAACCAGAACGAGCCGAGCGCGTGATTGGCGAGCCACGAGAACTGGTCGATGGGCTCCGCGAACCATTCGCCAGCGGCGAGCGGAACGGACTTCTGGAGCTTCGGGTTCGACTTCGCTGCGTCTTCGCAGGTGTAGAAGTCGAGGCTGGCCGTGTCCGACAGGGACTCGACGTGACCGACGAGATAGATCGTGCCGTCGCGGACATCCGGCGGGTTCTGCCAGACAGCGCCGACCTGCGCGAGCTTCTGAACTGCCAGATCGGTATCGACCGTGACAGCGGCGAGACCGGCGTCGCGCAAGATCAGCGCAGCGTCGATGGGAAAGCGGGATTTGCCGTTCATGCGAGCCATTGGGAGGGTCCTTCCTCGAATTCGTTGTGGATGTGTGCGAAGGCGAAAAGGGCGGCGCGAAGCCGCCCTAATTCATCACTCCGTCACGTCTGCGTTCGTGATGCCCCAGATGCGGGCGGCGGCGCGACCATGCATGACCGCCATGCCGACCAGCCACTCGACGCGCGTGCGGAACACGGGGAGAGCCTGAAGTTCGCCCAGATCGGAGACCTCGATGGTCCCGTTCTGGAGACCCATCACGCGGTTCGTGCCGAGCGACAGGACGTAGATCGACTGGCACACGGAGTCGCCCGAAGGACCGGACTCATTGTAGTCGATGACGCGCTGGCCCTTCTCGTTGTAGTCCACGATGACCAGCGGCAGGTCATTGTAGGTGGCGACCTGACGGCCCCACGAGTCGGTCTGGTAGGCGATGTCGCCGCCGACGTTGCCGCGCGCGGCCTTCGTCAGCTTGCGGCGGAGCGCCTTGGACAGGACGATGGCAGTCGGCGAGTCCACGAGATCGATCGCGGCGTCGAGAACTTCCAGCGACAGTGCGCCGTTCGTGTTCGTGCCGGTCGCGGTGAAAAGTTGGCTGCCGACGATGCGTTTGCGGATGCCGTCGAACTCGCGGGGATTGCTCTCCGAGTCGCCGTTGACGAGGCGGTCCGAGATGTGCATCGCGAGGGCCTTGACCTTCGCGGCCTCTTCCGAACCACGGATGGCGTAGCCGCGCGTCTTGATGAGCGCCTTGTCCACGTCCAGATCGCCACCAGCGATGTAGAGACGCTCCGTCGCCGGGTTGATGACGCCGGTGCTTTCCGAATAGCCTTCGTTGAAGCCACGGAACGACACGCCGGGCATCTCGCCTTCGATGTTGTAGGTGAGCGAGCCGCCCGGAATGTCTTCGAACGGCAGGACGTTGAGGAACTGCGCCGTCATCGCGAACATCTCGATGACGCCGGAGCGCTTGACATCCGCCGAGTTACGCTTGGCGGCTTCGATGAGGGTCATGGGCATTTGGGTCTACTCCTGATTGACCGGATTTGGTTCAAGGAGCGACCCCGCCGCTTACCTTCTATTGTTGGAATGTTAAGATTGATAGCCAAAAAAGTCAAGAAACTTGACACAGTGGCCCAGAATCATCTTGACTTCTTTGTCGGTTTCGATGCCGGCTTCGGTGCCCCGGATTTGCTGGGCTTCGCCGCTCCCGGCTTAGATTTCTTGCCGGTTCCTTTGCCGGTTCCGCGCTTGGCGGCTTCGATGGATGTCAGTGCCATGTGCTCTACTCCAAAGAAAAACGGCGGCCCCCATACGGTGAACCGCCGTTCTCTGTTTCATCGGACCGAGGGCGAATCGTCCGCTGAAATTACGCGAAGCCGCGCGGGCGCACTGCCTCGTTGGCGATGCGGATTTTTTCCTCCGGCGACATCTTGGCGATCTCTTCCGTCGAGAATCCGCCGAAGCGCTTGTCGCCACCGCCATTGAGATTGCCGCCGCCGCCCGTGCTCTGCTTGAACAGATGCGGGCTCTTGCCCTTGAGGGACTCGACCCATTCGGCGGGCGACATCGGCGATGTGCCGTCGCTGCCGTAGATGATCGCGTCGCCGGACTTCGGAATGACGCGCTCGCCATCGCCTTCGACCGAAAACACGCCGAGGGCGCGCTGCACGATGTCTTCGATGGCGGACGACTGCACGCCGGCCTTCTCGTCCATCACCGCGCCGAGGATGGTCTGGCGGATCGCCTGCGTCTTGATGCGGCTTTCGAGGATCGTGTTGCGGTCCTTCGCGGCCTTCGCCTCGGCGGCGCGGGCGTTGATCTGACCTTCGTAGTCGGCCTTCATGTTCTGCGTGCGTTCGGCGAGCGCCGCTTCGATGGCCGTGCTCTCCTTCAGCGTGCCGTCCTTGACGCGCTTGTGCGTGCCGCGAAGTTCCGTCAGTTCGGCGGTCACCTTCTCGGCGTTGAATTCCGGGAACAGGGCATGGACCTGCGAGACCACGGCCTTCAGGTCGTCGCGCTCTTTGCTGACCGCGATGTTGTTCTCGCGGAACTCTTTGAGCTTGTCGTTGGCGACCAGATTGATGACGAATCCACCAGCATCGGCGGCTTTGGCGAAGCTGCGGAGTTCCTCCGGCAGGTCTTCGAGTTTCGGGAAAACGATGTCAGGCATGTTGGTTTAGCACCCCGTGCTGGATGTATCGGACGCCAAAGGACCCACCGGGTTCAGTTCGGAAGGAGCGCCGACTTGGATTGAAATATTGACGGTTTCGGGGAAAAATGTCAAGAAACCTATCACAGTGGCCCAGAATTCTCAACCTGTCAACTACCAGCCGCCGCGATCATAGTCTCGCGCGAGGCATAGGCGTCCGGGTTCGAGTCCGGCTGTCATCGACAGGGTTTCGCCTGTCGGCATAAGGGAGAAGGAGGAGTCTGCGGAGAGGTCGAGTCCAGATGGATGTCCGTTGCGCGCGTCGAGCGCCATGGAGCTATCGCTGGACATCGTGAGGATCGCACCGAGGATGAAGGTCGGCCTCGCGGTGAAATAAGAGTCAGCCTCGAAGCCGATCCGGCACTTCATGTCACTTCACGACGAACTGGATGACCCCAGCGCCGAAGGAAATTGTGTCGCCGACCGGCGCGGCGCGGTTGATGCCCAGCGGACCCTTGGAGATCATGTTGCCGGCCTGATCGAACAGCGCACCGTGCGTCACGGTGGGCCAGTTAGCTCCGGTGACTGCACCGAAGACGAGATCGACCGTGCTGGTGAGCTTGGTGCCGCCAGCATCAGCCGGCGCGGCGCTGAACGTCGCAGGTTGGCGCGCGTAGCCGCCGGTTGGTTCGACCAGTGTGGAAGCGTCTTCTCCCGGATCGCCAGCACAGAGCGCGACGAGCAGTGAAACCGGCGGCGTCGGCATCTGCGTGCCGGTGATGTAGGCGGCGATGGCCTGATGCATCCGCTTCGAGAAGGCTGCCATGTCAGTGATGCTTGATGCGCGTGAACCACACCGTACCATCTGTCTCGCCAACCTTCTTGATGACCGAGACGTAGCCGCCCGGAGGGACGACGACACAGAGGCCGTTCCAGTGATCGGCGACCGGCATGTCATTTGCGGGAACCGCATCGACAGCCGAGTCATTGACGGCGATGTGGAAGTTCACGTCTCCCCACACGCGCATGATCCACGCCTGTTTCGTCGGCCCGAGAGCCACGACGTTGGGGTCAACGGAGACCGCAGCGTCTGGCTGGAAGGTGTACGCCACGCCGGTGACGGCGTGCGAGGTCGTTCCGAGAAGGACTTTCGACATGATCAGTGACCCGTGATCGTGATGGTGATCGTCGGACCCTTATTGTCGCGATACACATACTCGGCGGCGACCGGAATGGCGTCCGTCAGGGTCGCGCCCGTGGCGAGGCCGGCGACCACCCCGTCCGCGAGGTTCAGGCTGTAGACCCAATTTCCGTCGTGATCGATGACGAGCGTGCCATGCGCGCCGACGTAGGTGGCGATCTGACCGGGGTTCTCGACGTGGAAGTGGCTGTCGTGCGGGTTGTTGCGGACCTTGACGGTCGCAACGCCCGAGACGGACGCGGCGTTGTTCAACAGAGCGCCGGTGAGATTGCCGCCATAGACGGGCTTGTGGTGGAAGTGCTTGGTCACGGTGAACTCCGAGAGCAGGTCGGCACAGGAAGTGCAGACTTAAAGGCAAGCGTAATCCTTACACGCCATCACTGAAATGTCAAGAATCCTAGCGACTACCGGCCCAGAATGTTCAGTCGTTGAACTGGTATTCATGGCGTAGGCGTTCGTCGCCAATGACGCCGGAAAGCTCGAAGAAATCGTGGATGGGTTCGCTCACTTCATCACCCACGTCGAAATCGTCGATGTCCGGGATCGCGATGCGCGGCTGGGTCTTGGGTCGTGCCACGAAGGGAGGGTTGGGGTTGTTGACGATTTGCATCTTACTCTTTCACGTCTTCGTTGATCCACGCGGCACGCAGGACATCGATCTCATCCGCGATCACAAGGTAGAGGAACAGCAGCGCAGCCCCGATGGTCCCGAAGATCAGGACGACGAGCAGGGCGATGACGCGGATGGTCACGAGGACTCGCATCAGCAATGCCCCAGCGGAACCATGTCGAGCAGGAACGGCTGCCCGGCGAGGTTGACGAGATCGGCCTGTGAGAAGGCATCCATCACCTTCTCGCAAAACATCTGGTAGGAGATCGGCCCGAAGGAGTCTCCCAGCGTCGAGGCGAATCCCTTGCCGACGTATTCCTTCGCGCCTGCCGCGCCCAGATTACGCACGATGGAGCAGGGCAGATACACGTCGGCGGTGATTCGGGAGATTTCACCACAGTCGTGGCACTCACACATGTTGACGACGCGGAGCACAAGATTTTCGCCGTGGCGCTGGAGCGCTCCGGTCGTGATCTTGTGGATGGTCATCTGCTCACACATTGCGCCAGATTCCCCGCACGACTCCCAGCTTGCGCTCCATCGTGTTGAGCGCGAACCACTGCCGGTGGCTGACGGTCGATGCCGCCTTGTGCCACTCGATGTTGAAGGCGTGCGGCCCCATGACCGAGATCATGGAGAGCAGCACGGCGACGAAGAACAGGAAGAAATCGCCCAAGGGCATTTCAGTGGCTCCGGTAATTCGGCGGGGCGTCGGGGTCTTCTGCTTCCTCATCCGAGTCGAAGCCGGACCCGAACCAGTTGTCGTGCAGAACGGTGGCGGCGTGGAACGCCAATGCGAGCGCCGCTAACGTCGAGACACCGATCAGGACGATCCACCATCCGTAGACGGCGATCAGGAACGCGAAGACGAGGAGGATGACACAGATTGGAACGAGGATGTATTCCATCTCCGGCTCCATCATGCGCCCGCCACTGGAGGAGTTCCGCCGCCGTTGCCGTAGATGAACAGGCGGAACAGAAGCCACGCGAGGAACGCGGCGACCAGCATGGACAGCAGGACCTTGACGCCGAACAGGATGATAACGATCACGGCGAGCATGATCGTGATCAGGTGCGGATAGGTCTTCACAAACGGCGGCATCAAAGGCTCCAGTTTCGGGCGATTTGAACGTCAGGAATTCTATCCCGGATCGCTCATTTGGACAAGAAAATTAGCGCATGGTCCCAGAATTAGACCAGCGCCAACTTACGGTCCCGGTCCCACTCATAGGCGTTGGCGAAATCGTTCACGTCGTCGATCATCTGGTCCATGTCCGGATAACGGTCGCCGTCGAGGTGCGTCATCATCGAGCCCAAGAAGGCGAACTTGCGCTCCTCCGCCGACATGTGATCCCAGAGGTGGATGTCGATGTGGGCTTCAAGGTCGAGCACGCGAGTCTCGTCGTCGGTGCGCCAGCGCATCGAGATGATCATCACCGGGCCACGCAAGAAGCGTCGGCCTTCATAGGGAGGGGAGATGATCTTCATCAGCGGCACCAATACAAAACGGAGAGGAGAGTCGCCACGCTGACTACGCTGGCGATGGCGAGGAACACTGCCGACACCATGTCGAGTGGAGGCGTGGTCGGATACATCACGTCCTCTTCGTAGATCGGCGGCAGTGCGTCTTCCACCATCTGGCGCGTGACGTTCGGGTTGCCGATGGCGCAGTTCCCGTAGGCGAAGCTCTTGGCCTGCTCGCGATATTCGGCGTCGGTCATCGGCGGGCGCTTCTTCACCTGTTCGATCAGGTCGTCGAGCGACGGCGCGCCGGTCACTCCTGCACCGGGATGTTGAGGCGCTTCAGCAGCGCGCGGGCGAACTTATCGGCGTTCTCTTCCACGTTGACGATGTGAAATTCCTTGCAGTCATCCAAGGCATCGAGGATTACCTGCCGTCCGAGGGCGACCGGGCGCTGATCGACATTCACCGGCCCCATGGCGCGCGGCGGCGCTGGGAGCGGCTTACCAACCTTCTCCGCCCATACGGCGAAGTCGTGCTGGTGGGCTTCTTGCTGCTGCCGGCGGGGATCGTTCGGATGCATGTTCATTCTTTCAGGGAGGTGGGACGCGCGAGGACCGCGCGCCCCAATCGTGTTAGCGCTTGGCGCGCTTCGCCGGCTTCTTCGGCGCGCGGGCGGCGTACTTGGTGCCGGGCTTCGGGCCGCGCTTCTTCGGGACGAGCAGCTTCAGGGCCGCGATCTCGTCGCGCTGCTCCGCATTTTCCTGCTCGGCGGTTTCGATGTCGTCCGTGATCAGGCCGTTGCTGACCGTGAGTTCGGCGATCACGTCTTCGAGGCGGGCGATGGCTTCGTCCTTCTCGGCGGCGATCTCCAGCACGGCGGTGTTGTCGATCACCGGCTCGATGATCAGCACGTTCTCGCCGAAGCCGTCGATGACGCGGCGCTGGAAATAGACGGTCGGCAGCACGCCCTCGGCGAGCAGCGGGCCGTCGAAGGTGATCACCACGTCGTCGGTCTCGTAGTTGCCTCCGGAGGCTTCACGGAACAGCTTCAGCAGGTCGTGGATCGTGATCGGCTCGCGCGCGTCGGCGGCTTCGCAGGTGTTGGTGTCGGCGTTGCTCATTTGGCCCTCTACAGATTGAGGCAGGAGCGGATTTGCTCTGCCTTGTGGTTGCGCCCGTGTTCGTGCGCCTTATCCAACGCGCTCATGAACCGCTCGTAGGCGAGCAGGTCTTGTGGCAGGTCGAAAGTCCATTCGAGCCAGTGCGTGCCGCGAAAGCTGACATGCACCGTGCCCTTGAAAGTCTTGTTCTCTTCGTGCCCGCGCGGTGCGGACACCGTGCTGCCGCTGTCGTCGCGGTAGCTGTGCGCGAGCCAGAAGTGAGCCATCAGCGTGCTCCGTAGGCGGCGCGGAGTTCGAATTCCGGATCGTAGTCCTCGTCCGGGCTCTGCCAGTGCTCGTCATGCCAGCGCATGTTGCGAATCTCGGTCGGGAGGCTGCCCCGGTCGTCGAGCCACACTTCGTGCGCTTCCATCTTCACGCGCTCCAGTGTCGGGTTCTCCGCGCCGATCATGAGCGCGTCGAGGATGCTGATCGAATGACCTTCCTTGACGAGAAGACCTTCGACGTAGATGCCCTCCCAATCGCTGCCGGTGACAAACACCAGAGCGCGTTCGAGCTTGTCCATTGGGGTATCAAGGCGCATGTCAGTCTCCCGTCGCTTCGTCGCCGGCACCAAGTCCCGTCGTGAATTCACCGCTGAACGGCATGGCGCTCGTCAGGTCGAGCGGAAGATCAGCCACGATGTCGGCGATCTGCTGGGCCTGCTCGATGTCGTGCTCCGCCAC